TAAGAGACTTTAGGAGTGGTTTGAGGCTGGGATAGTGTTTACCAAGGAGGGTTTATGCAGACAGTTCAGTACATGTACAGCAAGTCTTTCAGGAAGGCAGCGGCTGAGGGGACTCTAGAGTCAGACGTAGCGGCCCACGACCACGTTGTGGTGACTGGAGACGGTCAGGCTGACATGGCTGCGTCTTGTCCCAGGGCGTTCTGTCACGACTTAGAGGCTAGGATCTACAGGTACATTGACTGGTACGGTGCTTCTTACTTTGACCGGGCTAGTAGTGGTGTACCTCGGTGGGCAGACGGACCCGGTGACTACGGGTTTCCTCCCCTTAAGACTCCTCGCAGTCCGTATTTGTACCGGATAGACCAGTTTCACGAACTACGGCTAGCGCACACTGTGTGGGACATTATGGCTCAGTATCCTGACCAGGCCGGTGTTTTTCTGGATGACTTCTCTGAGCTGCGGTCACACCGGTACTGGCGTGTCCACGAGTATCCTGAGCTTGAGGCTATCGCTTGGCCTCTCGCTGCCCCCGGTGACTGGCCTGTTGCTCTCCAGCAGTCCTGTGAGCGTGTGTTACGTAGCCTTATGACTCTTCGGTCTCAAGCCTTGGTAGTCAACGGCGACTCCAGGTGCGCTGGCCCCAGACTGTGGGAATCCGTTGGTAAGTGGGTAGGCTTAGAGGAGATCGCCAAGGGCTGTCAGCCTGGGGACCACATGTTGGTCAAAGGTGTCGGTACAGACCGCCGGTCTTGGCTCACAGCTTCTCGTCCAGAGGGCGGTTACATGCCGGGGACCAGTTTTGAGGACATTTTCAGAGACTGCTACGCTTTGGCTAGGGAGAAAGACTTGGTTATAGGGCTTTCTTTGGAGGATAACCCTGACGAAGGCGGCAGTAGTTTGTGCACACACGCTTTCAGTGATCCTGGAGTATGGAGTAAGTTGTATGGGTAGTATGCCACCGGTTTTGACGGCTCTAGAGGGTAACGGGCGTACTGTCCGGCTCCTGGAGGACTATTCAGCCCGTGTTTTACGTAGATTTGGCTGTGAAAACGAGTACGCTGTGGGGACTATCACAGTTCCTGCCGGGTTTAGGACAGATTTCGCTAGCGTACCCCGTGCATTATGGTCAATACTGCCGCCATGGGGCAAATACAGCCCTGCTGCGGTGGTTCACGACTGGTTATACTACTGCGGAATGTACCCTCGGGTCGTGGCTGACGAGATCTTCTTGTTTTTGATGGAACGTGTTGGAGTATCGTGGTGGAAGCGACGGATAATGTACCGTGCTGTACGTACTCTCGGTGGTATTGCTTGGCGCAAGCACCGCAAAGGGCAGCACCCACACGGCGAGGGAGGTTAGTCAGCGGCTGCTTGCTTGTGTAGTGAAGGGGGGTGATATCATGGCAGACTTAGAGGAGTCTTTGTCCATTGCCTTAAAGGCGTCTTGCTTCAAGATGGTCTCAAGCACTGGGTACGAAGTTATCGAGATTTGTCACCTCGACCTGAACAAAACAGAAGCAGCGACCTTGGCTTGGTTGGTTAATCAACCGGCTGACACGCTGATCAAGGTGGAGTTTGAGTTAAACTAGACACCACACCCCCGCCCTGCTTGGAGACTAACGTGTCTGAAAATATTCCGATCACTAAAAGTAACGTTATTCGTCGTGAATTCCAACCATGGGCGGGCGGTGAGTGGAACACAGTATACGTCTGTAGGGGCTGCGGCCTCAAGTGGACTATGGAATACCATCAAGACGCACTGGACCACCACTGCCCAGTAAAGGATGCTGTGTATGGCAAAAAAGACTAAGGCCGACCTCAAGCGGGCCGCTACCAAGGCAGCGCTCATAGAGTTCTTAAAGAAGGCTGAGGGGTATAACCCTGTTGGTAAGCACATCAACGACCATGAAGCCGCAGCGGGTATCGTTACCGGCGGTTGGGGGTCTACTGGGCGTGTCGGGCTGGACGAGGCTGTTGACCCTAAGCTCGCCGCTGAGTGGCTTGGGGGTGACGCTGATTGGGCGCTTGACCGTGCTTACGCCTCACTACCTGCGTCCGTAATGGACGGGTTGAACCCAAACCAGGTGGCTGCTCTTGCGTCCCTGATCTACAACGTCGGGGCCACTGGATTCAAGCAGCGCAAGGACGGTACGCCTACGAACGCCTATCAGGCTCTTTTGGCAGGCGATCACGCAACATTCCTCAAAGAAGCTTTTGATCCTCAGATTGGTTTTGTCCGGCAAGGCGGCAACATCATTAACGGGCTGGTTAACCGGAGGGCAGACGAAAGGGCGCTGTGGAATGGCTTTCGACCTCTGCCCTAATATACCCTATAAGTACGATTATCCGGCGCTGTTTCGGTCCCTGGAAAAGACCTCATACGACAAGCAGAGGGCTACTTACGCTGACATGTGCCGCCAAGACCTGTTCTTTTTGTTGGTGTTTGGGCTGAATCAAGGGTTTATCAATGGCGAAGGACTCTCCCCAGAGGCCAGATACAGGCACTGTAAGTGGTGGATTGACCGGATCAATATGGTTGAAGATGGTCCTAGTAGTGCTACTCTGGACGTATGGTCACGAGAGACTGGCAAGACTACGATCATCACTGTAGGTGACACGTTACAGCGGGTACTGAGAGACCCTATGCAGCGTATCGCTTTTTTTAGTTTCAACCGGGCACAGGCCAAGAAGCCTCTGGTCCAGCTCAAGCAGTTCTTTGAGTCCAATATTCCGCTTATTGAATGGTTCCCAGATCTGTTCTGGGAAAACGTACGCAAGTCGCCTCGGTGGTCACTGGACGACGGGTTAGTTCTCAAGCGCCCGCAACCTACTCGGGAATCAACATTTGAAGCTTGGGGTCTCGTTGACAGTATGCCCACCGGGGCGCATTATACTCACAGGGTATACGATGACATCGTCACAGATAAGTCTGTCCTTACTCCCGGCGCTCTACAGAAGACTCTCGACGCTTACCAGTTGTCACACAACCTTGGTACTGAGCACGGCACTTATCGTGTACTCGGCACTCGGTATGACTTTGGTGACATGTACGGGCACTTGGAGACTCTGGTAGACGCTGGTGACTCAGAGATGCTGATCCGTGTGCACCCTGCTGAAGAGCATCGGGGCAGCGACACGGTGTACCACCTGTGGGAGGAATCCACCTTCCACCGTAAGCGGATAGACATGGGGTCAGCCCAGTATTCGGCGCAGATCCTGTGTAACCCTTTGGACCCTACTACCCAGGCTTTCCCTTCAGAGAAGATGCGGTACTACGATGCGCTACCGGAGAGCTACAAGGATTGGCCTACGTACTGCATGATTGACCCTGCTGGCTGGGAGACCGCTGACCGTCAAGCTGGTGGTGACGACTGCGCTATCCTGGTGGTGGCTGTGGACGACACTGACCAGTGGTGGGTACTGGACTCAGACATCGGTAGATGGAAGCCAGACGTACTCATAGACAGGATCTTCCAGTCCTTCGACAAGTGGCACTGGACGTTTCTAGGGATCGAGAACGAGAAATACGGGCAGTACTTGGACTTCAACCTGACCAACGCTTGCCGTGACCGGGGTGTGTCGCTGCCTAGTGTGACGCCTATGAAGACCGGCAATCGGTCCAAAGATGACCGTGTGATGGCTATACAGCCGAGATACGAGCGTGGGGGGATCTTCTTCCAAGTAGAGCAGCGGATGCTACAGGACCAAGTTAAGCGTTATCCTGGGTGGCGTAAGCGTGACGGGATTGACTGTCTAGCGTATGGGCATATATACATAAAACCCCGGACAGCTCGAAAGCGCCGGGGCAGAGGTCGTAGACAGCCTACGGTTACTGGTCGGAATCGTCGTGGGGGCTTTTAGGGTCGGTCTTTCGGACCCATAGGGCTATAGCGAACACGGGGATAAACGCAATAAGCATGACGAGTGTCACGCCAACAGATCCAAGCACGTAGTTACTGATCGCTTCCATCATCTTTTACCTCGCTAAGGTCTATTGTGTAGAGGTCACCTTTTGGGGCGTCTGCATCTGCCTCTGGACGTACAAAGTCTAGGGGCTTTTCTGACAGTAGCGACACATCACAGTATCCCCAGTTCGCTAGGAACAACTGCTGCATCCCACGCAGCCTAGCCCTTTCTCGCTCCTCTGGGTCCATACAGTACGCCGTCGGGTGCTGTGAACTTACCGGAGCTGTCAAGTTTGATGTTGTACTCGTTGTGTCCTCCGTCGGGTCCGAAATAGAAAACGCTAAAGGCCGTAACCCAACGGTTCGGTGCACCTTTTTTGTACGTCGGATTCTGCTCACAGAAGCTCCCTATTGACTTGGCTCTGACGGTTTCGCCTAGCCGGTTGATGCTGTATTCTTGGACATCATGGGTGTGTCCGTAGTAGATATGGGTCGGTGCTGTAAGGGCTGTCTGGCGGGCGTGGTTCATGCCCCAGTACCAGCCGTGAGTAAACATAGCGTCTCTGAGCCGGTCAACTTCGCCTTCAGGAACCCACTTGACGGCGTGACGTTTAAGCTCCAGTTGCGTGGGGACATCGCACAGGGTGCCAAGGACTGGAAACTTATCCTTGTACGCCCTCGCTCTTGCCTCGTGGTTGCCTTCGCAATAGACAACCTCACACTTAGGGTTCTGTGTCCGGGCTTGCAGACAGAGCCATGACACGAGTTCCCTGCCGTTAGACCAGGACTCTGCTAAAGTCCAACAAGCGGCTTCTTGTCCCGGCTTACCTTTGTTGTAGGAAGATACTGCATCCAGTGTGAGTATATCCCCTAACAGGTACAGCCGGTCCCACTTGTTCGCAGCGACATAGTGCCCCCACGCAGCCAGAGCTTTTCTATTCAGTGTCTCATCATGTAGATCAGCTATCGCACATACTTTAAGTGTTTTCATACTGGGAACATAGCACATATCTCCGTGTCTGTCAACAGGGCTACGAAACTTTTTTCATCTTTTTTGCATTTACCCCTTGACAAATCGACGATTGTGTGTTATGTAGAGAGTGTACGAAATGGTACACATGCACCATATGGTACTGAACGACATCGGGTTAGCAGGTACAGAGTGACACCTAAAAACACATGCGCTAAGACCTCGTCCCCGTCTAAGTCGTTTAAAACCCCTGAGTTAGTTATCGCTGGCTTGACTCCAGATGAGATCCAGGGTCTCAAGGATATCTGGTTGGCTGAGTACGTAAAGGACTTAGATCGGGTTGCGGCCTGCAAGTCTGTGGGCTTAAAGCCCCGTGAACTAACGCTGCTACTCAGGGATGACCCGGAGTTTACCCGCCAAGTCGAGAACATCAAGGGGGCTGATGACGCCCTGCTGGTGGACAAGGCTCGGGCGGTACTGTGGGACTTGCTGGAGACTGGCAGTGAGGGTATCAGGGCACAGCTACTGAAGCATATCGAAGGCACCCGTGGCGGCTACGGCACTAAGACCACTAGCGAAGTCACTGTCCGAGAGATAGATAACTGCCATCCAGTGGGGATTGACCCTACGGCTTTCAAGCTGACACACTCAGAATCCAAGGAAGCGGTTAAGCCCGTACCTGAGATCACAGTTGTCCCTGCTGCCAAGCCACACAAAGTGGAGTTTGCCTAATGGCTAAGATACCTCTAGAATTGCAGGGCGTTGACCAAGCGGCTATGGCTACGTATATAGTCAAACGCTGGGACGACATGAAGCTCGACCGGGCAACCAAAGAGACTGAGTGGAAAGAGTGCCGTCAGGCTTACAACCGGCAGCACCCTGACGACTCAGAGATCTCTGACTTCCGGTCACAGCGATTCCTCCCTGAGATCTACGAGGGCTTCCAGCGGGTTCATTCGACGCTAGCGCAGGCTTTGATGCCGAATGACGCATGGCCCCAGGCGGAGGGCGATAATCCCTCAGCGCACGATACAGAGGCTCTCAGGGCAATCTATATGCGGAAGCGGCTCCGTGAGTGTGACTTCCGTGGTGAATACGTTGACAAACACCTGCTCCAGCTTCTGATGTACGGGTCCGCACCTGCTTTGGTTGAGTGGCAGCAGGATATCACCAAGGCTGATCCTGACACCAAGACCTATATGCTGGGGTCTGAGCCTAAGACGTTCCATTACAGCCCTAATTCTTTTGACGGGCCTAGTTTCCGCAGTATTGACCTGTTTGAGTTCGTGTGTGAGCAGGGTCCGGGGTCGATGAACTCCAAGCTGAAGATCTTCCGCAGTGAACTCACACGCAGCAAGTACGATGCCTACGCTAAAGCGGGGCTGTACCATAAGATCCCTGACGGGGAGCCTATATCCAGAGACACTCTGGTTGAGGGGCAGCGCCAAGAGCAACTGCTTGAGACCGGCGTAGGGACGACAGACAAGCCCTCAGAGGACTCCGACAAGGTTGAACTCCTGTGGGCACACGGGAATATCACAGTCGGTGGCGTGTATTTCGAGAACATGATCTACGTGATAGCCAACCGCCGTCACGTAGCCCAGATCCGCACGAACCCTTACGAGCACGGTCAGTCACCCCTAGTGTTTGAGACGCTTTTCCCTGTCCCCGGCGACGTATACGGTAACGGCTTGATCGCCCCTGCGCTGCCTTGGCAGGATATGCTGAATATCCGCAAGAACCAAGAGGTTGACGCCTACAACATGACGCTGAACAACATGTGGGTGGCGGTTGAGGGCGAGGTTGACCCTGACGACTTAGTGTCCAGACCCAACGGGGTTATCTGGGTTGATACGCTTGAGAAGGAACTCATCCGTAGGTTGGATATGCCTACCCAGGTACTGATGGCGAAGGGTGATCTGCACGACCTGAGGGGTGCTGTAACCTCTGCAATGTTTGACTTAAAGGACTCGGACTCAACAGCCGGGACCAAGACAGCGACAGAGATAGCGGCCAGCAGCAATGTGATGGGCAGTGTGGTTGGGCGGATCACCCAACGTCTGGAAGAGGGCGGGCTTGAGCGGTACTTGGCCATGTTCGACGGACTAGAGGTGCAGTTCTATGATCCTGCCTCCGACGTTTATGTTCGTTATGAGGATCAGGGTGACGCTACGTTTGGTAAGATCACGCCAGAGGTTATCTACAACTACTACACTTGGAGGGCGTTCGGTTCAAGTTACACGCCTCTCAAGGAACTCCGTCGCCGTGAACTCGTCGAAACCATGATGATGGTTCTTCAGACCCCGGCGGCAGCAGGGATGGACTTCGATGAAACTGTTCGGGCTATTCTCAAAGACCTCGGACGTAGGGACACACAGAAGCTGTTCCCCGGACAAGCAGCCATGCAGCAAAAACAAATGCAGCAAGGTGGTATGGGACCACAGGGCCAAGCTCCAGGCGGGGGAGTACCTGGACAACCCGGACTACCGCCTCTTGGAAGAGGTGCTATACCAAATCAAGGCGGCGGAGCCAATACCGTCGAAGCCATCGAACGAGCTATGGGCAACGCAGGCGGCTTATAGCATTGGGTGGAGGGCTGCTATAGACAGTCTGTCCAAGCGGCTTGAGAGTCTGCGTAAACTCGCTGAGGAGCGTAAACCCGAAGGGATCTAAAGATGTATGATGAGACCAATGAAGTACCTGAGACTAATATTACGCCAGACGGGGCGACACCCGTTGAGTCACAGGAGGGCGTTACAGGAGATCCGCCCACTCCTACAGGGGCCAACCCGCAACCCGGCGCTGTACCTTACGACCGCTTTAGTGAGGTCAATACTAAGTACAAGGCGTCGGAACAACGAGTCAAGGAGCTTGAAGCCCAGCAGTTGGAGTACTACCAACGTGAGCACACGCAAGCCCCGCAACAGGCTCAGGAACCTGCTTTTGACGCTGAAACTGCCGCTGCAATCAGGCAAACTGCTGGAGTCCAAGACGTACAAGACCAACTTGTGCTGCTGCAACTCCAACAGAAATACCCAGACTTTGGAGAGAAACAGACTGAGTTCTTTCAAGTCTACCATGATATGCGGCAGTCAGGTATGGCTGGAACCATGGCAGTCGCCGACGCCATTATGGCTAAAATAGGTGACACCACAGCCGATACCGTGAATCAGATGGTCACAGAGCAGGTCCAGCGAGAAACAACCAAAGCTGAGGTCGCTGTCCCAGACGGTACGACCCCGGCTCCTGTAAAACCAAAATCTTGGGAGGACATGTCTGAGGCTGACATCATCGCTCATAACGAGAAGATGGCGGCTGAAGCCCTCCTAAGAGCCAGATAGAAAGGCCAAACCATGGCTTTGACAACTGTCACTGGCGCTACAGTTGCACCGGCAAGCGTAACAAGTGCTGCTTCTAATCAGCATTATTATGACACCGTGCTGCGTACTGCCAATCGGCACCTCCTGCTTCACGAGCAGTTCTTGGATGCTAAACCGATTCCCGCCCACACTGGTAAAGTGCTTAACGTGCGTACCCGTGCGGAATTCCCGGTCATCACCAGTGCACTCCCTGAAGGCGTTACTCCTTCGGCCCGCACAATGACGATCACTGAAAACTACTGTCAGGTTTACCAGTACGGCGACGTAGCTGGCGTGACTGACCTTCTGGATATGACTTCCAACGACCCGGTTCTCAATGAGATCGTGTCTGAGCAGTCTGCCCAGATGGCTCTGTCCCGTGACACCCTGATCCGTGACTTTATCGTGGGCGACATTGACACCGTCTACTACGCTGAGTCAGGTGCGCTCACACCCACTAGCGGAACAGCGATTGCCCTGGCAGCGGCTCACTTGGACTTGATGATTATGAACTTCAAGAACGCCAAGGTTCCGAAGGTTACTAAGCTGATCAAACCCGGTACCGGCTATGCTTCACAGCCTGTTGGTGCTGGTTGGTTCTTGCTTGGCAGTCCTGACTCCATTTCGCCTCTCCGTGCTGATACAGAGTGGTCAGAGGTGGAGTACTACGCTCAACCCGGTCAAGCCGTAGAGGGCGAAGTCGGCAAATACCGTGACATCCGCTGTATCGAGTGCACTAACCTGCACAACGACGGAACAGACTGGTCCAACATTCTTTGGGGACCGAACTGTGGCGTCGTGACTGGCTTGGATGGCATGTCTGCCAAACATTACACTGCTCCGTTCGGGAGTGGTGATGACGTTCTCCATCAACGACAGAAGGTCGGTTGGAAGATGAGCTTGGGTGCGATGATCACCAAGCAGTCCAACATCCTTGTTGTCAAAACCTTGATGACATAAGGAGGTGACCCTGAATGGCTACAGCATACGATGGGATCACTATTGATCAGTGCGGTCTCGGCCCAAGTGTAGGGGAGACCTTCTCTGCGACTATCACGCAGACGGCGACTCCTGCCACCAGGACGTTCTTCAGAACGCAGTTCTTGCCCAAGAAGGTTTGGGTTGTCAATGCGACATCTGCGTCTGTGAATTTCTGGGTTGACGGGATGCCTGACAATTCCCATATTGACATTGCTGCTGCTTCCGTGTATGCGGCGACCGAAGGGTTTTGCCCGTGCACAGAGTTTGCGCTGACAGCGACGTCTGATATCGTTATAAACATGGACGGGACCAGTACCGTGGCAGTTGCTGCGACTGAACCCGTTACAGGTTTTTACTTCGGTACTGGCCCTCGTGGCGCCGACAACAATGTCCTTCACATCTTCGCTGAAGGTTAGACCACAACCGGGGAGGGACTAACACCTCCCCATTTTCACTCGTCGAGGGACGTAAACCCACAAGGAGACTGAAGTGACTGAGAAAAAGACCAAGACCGCCACCAAGCCCCTG